AAATAGGTGCTTACATTCAAAATATGTTAGTTGCTTTTTATTGGGCACATATTGAATTATTTTTTTAGAAAATGCTGTAGGACCATCATTTTTTAATAATTCTTTTATTTTAAGATGAGATCCAAAGTAAGATATCCAATCTGATTCGGTTCTTATTTTTTGTTTGGCAGGAGTTCTTCCTCCAATTCCTTTTGCTTTTCTTTCTAACCTCAAAGCTTCTAGAGCTCTTTTACCTAATCTTTTATTTCTTTCGAAAAACAAAACTTTTTTTCCAATATACTTTTGTTTAGTACTTAGGTGAGTTACTTCGTAAATAAATCCATAAGTTCCTTCTGGCATATCGGATATTTCGGTAACTAATTTACCGTCGTAAGTCCAAATTGGTTCTGTCATAATTTAAATATCTAATTTAACTTGTATAGCTAATTCTGTATTAGATGGTTTGGTCAGTGGTTGACCGAGTTTGCAAACAGCTATTAATTCTTGAGCATCATTGTAAAGCCCTACTGATGTAATATACGGATTAAAATTCGAACCAGAAACATTATCTTTAAGAATATTATTTGATCCTGTTAAAGCTGTTTTATTTTGTGTGTGGTTGAATTCGTAATCAGAAATTTTACAGTGATAGTTGTATGTGTATATGGGTTGGTTTGATTTGAAAGCAATAGATTCTACTTGATAAGTATTATAATATTGCGCTACCTCGTCATTAGTAATGATAGCTATACCATGAGCATAAAATATGTTACCGACATTGGTATTAAAATTAGAAGCTGATAGTATTAGTTCTCCTTCTCCGTTATCGATTATAGGAATAAATCCTCCAAAGTAACCTATGCCTGCTCTTTTAGGAGTAAGTTTAAAGGTATTTGGTTCAATATGAGTACCTATTATATTTCTAGGTATAGAGTAAACATGAGCAGTTTCATTGAGGTATCTTGAACCTGATATATCTATTCCCTCTACTTTAGTTAAGCTTGATTGCTCGTAGTTGTCAAAAAATTTAGAAGAAGAATAGTCAGACAGTATAACTGAATTGCTACCAGTAGTTGCTCCGAGTAGTTTAGGGTCTATTAAAGATCCATTTTCTTTATTATAATTCGAATAATATAATTGTTTGATGCTTCTATAAACAAGCTCACTATAATATGTTCCTTGGTTGGAAATATTACTTTCTATAGGACCGTATGTTTTAGTTTCATCTAAATATACATCTCCTGAGCTAGATACGGCTTCTAAAGCTTGTATGTTAAAGTCTTCAAAAGTACTCCCAGATATATTCCAGGCTTTTTTAGCTACATACGTTGTTACAAACGCATCTGTTGATTTTAATTTTTTGTAAGCACTCATTCATTAATAATCAAGTTTTATTCTTACTAGAGCTTCTTTTGTAAAATCTTTTAATAATGGTGTAGATAGTTTAGCTATTGCTAGAAGGTCATTACTGTCATTATAAAGTCCAACTTGAGTAATGTAAGATTGAGGATTATCGATCATAGCACTATGTCTAAGTTCTCCTGAGCCGGTAATGTTAGATGGGTTAGTAGAGTAGTTAAACTCGCTGTTTCTAGCTCTAACAAATATAAAGTTAGAAGAAAGAGTTTCATCGGAACGTAATTTGAATGAAGCTCCTACTTTTATAGAATTAACTAATTGTCTTTTATTATCGTTAGCAGTAGTATATGTAGTAGATGCTCCTGAGCCTTCTAGTAATACTCCACTTACACTTTGACTTACTAACTGTGCTCCGTCTAGTGCAATAATTCCTACATCTGGAAAAAGTTTTCCGTACTCTATATCTGTGTTCAATACTGTGCCTGCTGCTGAAGCTGAGTATATACTATAAACTCTTCCTGAGTCTACAAATGTATCAGTTGTAACAGAGTTACTATTGTCAGTTAGCTTTATAGTTTTACTTCCTGAACCTAAGCTTAATAGCATAGTCCCTGGTAAGATTTTTTCTTTAAACCTAGATCTTTGTACAGATAAAAAGTAAACACTATCTGGTTCTCTTGTTTCACTACCGGATATAAATTTGAAATCAGTATCTTCATCTCCTAAAATAAGAGTTCTGTACTGTCCATAAACTGTAGAGGAGTAACCTTTTCCTAATTCTCCGTTGTTATATAGTGCTGAACCGCTTCCTACTTTATTACCATAAGCAACTGAAAATTGAATTTCTTGACTATCTGCTACTGTTGAGTTATATACATGATAGTAGTACTTACCTGAGTTAGTAGCTGCTTGTACACTAGAAGTATGAAATGTAGTTAAGTTAGTAGTGTTATTCGTCCATGCTGGGGTTGTTATTGAATCAGCACTTACTACTATATCGTCTTGGTCGAATCTTCTGTATGACATAATCTTAGTTATTTACTTTTGTTATTGTTATAGGAATAGTAACTCTAGCTCCACTATCTCTTCCTATTAAGGTTATGGTAGTTTGTAAAGTTGTTCTACTAGCTCCAAATAAAGTATTAACAGTTGTTGCTGTTAAATTGATTGAAGTTCCTATTACTGTTTTAGAAACGTTAGTACCTAATGTAGATGTAGTATTTAATCTCTCTGCTTCTTCTGAGTTAATTCCTACTCCTGTATAGTTAGATAATACTCTTGTATCTGCTATTGTTGCTGTATACCCTCCTGCTTCAAAAGTAGAAGTAGCACCTAAGTAGTTTAGAGTTTGTGGAGTTATTGCAAGAGAAGCTCCTTGTCTTAAACTTATAGCTGCATAACCTGCTTCCAGTAAAGGTAGTTTAGATGTACCTCTTGGTAGAGTAGCAAGTTTGTATTTCATAACTTGAGTTTCATCAGGGAACGCTTCAAGTAGTGGCATATTTTCTAATGCCTGTCCATAAAAAGCAGAACCAGAAGCATGATCTGGATTATATAAAGTATAATCTATCTCATCATCTGCTAAAGCAAATTGTGTTATTTTGAAAGAGCCATCTCCTCTTGCTAGAAGCTCTCTTCCTTTTTTAGTTAAAATTGCGTCGACTGTTACGACTGCATTGTTTAAATATCCCATTGTTTTTCTCTTTTATATAAATATATTAAAATAATGTTTTAAGGTATGTTTCTGGATGATGATATAACAGTACCATATGTCTTACTGATTCCTTGAGAAGAATTCCAAGGTTGACCATTCCATGGCATTAGAATTCTTATACTATCAGGTGCCTCGGTTGAGAATTCGTTAAGGTCGCTTACATATGCTCCACTTACTAGTAGGGTTTCTACTTCTCCTGGTCTTATTTGTATAGATCTTGCATCGTTATTCTCATCCCAATAGTAAATATTATCTCCGTAGTTTGCTAATGTTTGGTACTCTATAGTGAATATGTTATCAGTAGATGAAGCTGTATAAGCAGGAACCGGTTGAGGTTCGAACGCTGCTAAGTTATCATCAATTCTTATTAACTCGTTTTCATCTGGTATGTATATTTTAGCTTTAGTGACTCTTTTGAAATCTTTTTTGACTAGTTCAAATATAGGTTGACCTTCTGGAGGTAGATCGTCTATGCTACCTTGGAAATATGAATTCAATCCGTCTGTAGTAGTTACAGAAGAACCGTCAAAGTCAGTTACTGTTACTTCATTCAATGGTCTTACTGCTATGTAAGGTGGGTTGAAGTAGAAAGTTTCTGTTTCTGGTTGAGTTATGGAGCTTGTACTAAATAATGATCTTATATAGCTTGAAGAAGCTAATAAAGGAAATTTAGTTGCTTCGAAAGATCTGAAAGTTACTGCTGGATCATTATAGAATAAACTACCACTGTTAAGTTTTGTTCCGTCGTATCTTCCAGAAGTCCATGCTTTAGAGTAAATGTTAGACTCTTGGAATGATGCTGTTACTGCTGTTCCGTTTAATACTGCTTCTAAGTTTGAGGCTGCAAGTTGACTTGCTCTTTTATCTAATTCAAATACTCCTCCGTTGTTACTGTCTATTGAACCAGTTCTCTGGATTCTTCTAAGTTTGATTGCATTATTAAATGCAGCGTTATACTCGCTATTTTTAAAATCTAACTCAACAGGTTCTGGATAGACTGTTGTAACACTACAAGGGTAAGTAGGTTGACCGGAGTTAGGTAATATTGATTCGCAAGGATAATCTGGATCGCTAGATACTTCATAATAGTAATAAGTAGAGTAAGCTTCTCCAGGTCTTACGACTTGAATTGAATTTCCATCAAATTCTATTTCTGTTAAGTTAGATACACTATCTAGCCTGCTAGTAAATGAACAGTCTACAGAGCTTATATTTAATCCAATTACTTTATCACAAGATCCGGAATTGCTACTAGAAATTAAATAGAGTATTTCTCCTGCATCTGGTTCTATGAGTTTGAATGCTGTTAGAGAACTAAAGTCATAATAGTCGCATCCTTCTGCTCCACTCGTTGGAGATGGTGAAGTAGATGGTGATATAGTAACAGAAGGAGTCGGTGTACCTAGTACTGTTCCTGGGTCTATCTGAGATATAGTAGGTGTTGGTGTAATACTTGTACTCGGAGTAATAGAAGGACTTGGTGTAGAAGATACAGCACTACCTTCTGATATTGAAGGACTTGGTGTTACTGATACCGATAATGACACACTTGGAGTTTCTGAAACACTTACTGATGGTGTAGTCGATGGTGTTACACTTATGGTAGCTGATACTGGTGGTGTATCAGACGGTGTTACACTCATTGATGGTGTTTCTGATGCAGATGGAGTTACAGATACTGACGGTGTATAAGATGGTGTAACGGATATAGAAGGTGTTGAAGTACTACTAGGTGTTACAGAAGGTGATGCTGTAGCAGTTCTAGTAATAGACACTGTAGGTGTTACACTTGTACTAGGAGTTGTTGTTGGGGTGATAGATACTGAAGGTGTAACAGATACAGATGGTGTACTAGATACAGAAACAGATATCGTAGGAGTAATACTTATACTTGTTGTAATAGATGGAGTAACACTTATAGTAGGTGTAACACTTATAGTAGGTGTAACCGATGGTGTTACTGATATAGTAGGTGTAACAGATATAGTTGGTGTTGCTGAACTCGGAGGAGTAGCAGATATAGATATAGACGGTGTTTCTGATGCAGATGGAGTTACAGAGACTGAAGGAGTATCTGATACTGTTGGTGTAATAGATGGTGTAACACTTATCGTTGGTGTAATACTTGCACTCGGTGTTTCAGAAGGCGTTATCGATACGGATGGTGTAACAGAAGCTGATGGAGTATCTGATACGGTAACTGTAATAGATGGTGTTACACTTGTTGATGGAGTAACGCTTGGACTTGGAGTAGTAGATGGTGTTACTGATACTGAAGGTGTACTAGATGGTGTTATTGATATAGTTGGTGATACTGATATAGTTGGTGTGATACTAATACTTGGTGTTACTGATGGTGTATCAGATATAGTAGGAGTAATCGACGGTGTATCGCTTATTGTTGGTGTTACTGATATAGTAGGAGTTACAGACGTAGAAGGTGTATCAGACACTGTAACTGATATAGTAGGTGTTACTGAAACAGAAGGTGTATCTGATATCGTTGGTGTGATCGATGGTGTATCCGATATAGTAGGAGTTACAGACGTAGAAGGTGTATCTGATACTGTAACTGATATGGTCGGTGTAATACTTATAGTAGGGGTAATCGATGGTGTTACTGATATAGTAGGTGTGATACTTATAGTAGGGGTAATCGATGGTGTTACTGATATAGTCGGTGTTACTGAAACAGAAGGTGTATCAGACATTGTAACTGATATAGTAGGAGTTACTGATACAGAAGGTGTGTCTGAAACTGTTACTGAAATAGAAGGAGTAACGGATGGAGATGGAGTTGTAGTTGGAGTTGGTGTTGGACAAGAAGTTGCTGCTCCGGCAATAGCATCTCCGCTACCGTCAGCTGTAACTTGTAAAAATGAATCTGAAGTAGATCCTGAAAATCTTTTTATATATAGATAAGAGGTGCCTGATACTCCTAGTTCAGTTTCTAATTCTGTATATGTCCATTTTGATGTTCCAGTGCTGTCTTTGTATAGGTACTCTCCTTCGATAATAGGTTGATCATTATCGTATACAGATATAATATCTGTACCGTTACATAGACATACATCAGTTGGAAATCTAGATAAGCAATAATTTTCTCCATCTAATGGATTGGTTACCGATGGTGTAGGAGAGATAGAAATAGTAGGTGTAATCGATATAGATGGTGTAATACTAATACTAGGTGTTACCGACGGTGTATCAGATATAGTAGGAGTAATAGATATAGTAGGTGTAATAGATACTGATGGTGTAGTTGATACAGAAGGAGTGTCTGATACTGTTGCAGAAGGTGTAGCAGTTGGTGTTACACTTGGTTCATTAACTGCATCAGCACATAGTAGGTTGGTTACTGCTGATGTAATCTGACTTAAATTAGCAAAACTATCTGCTTCAATAAAGTGATCTTCTGTTATTGTTATACTACTGGATAAAAAAGCTGATGTAGAACTGTTTGTTCCGATACCTATGGCAATTATTTCAACCGTATGGTCTGTGCTCCAAGCCACGTTAGTGTGTGATCTCGCATGTATAGTAGCAGCAGCGTTAGCGGCATTAGACGTGTTATTTGGAGCTCCATCTGTGAATACTAGTATTTTTTTGTTTACCGGTCTAGCTCCTAGACTACCTGTCAGTTTAGCATCTATTCCTAAAAGACCAGCTGTAAGATTAGTAAAAGTTCCACTATCTCCAATACTTCCTAATTCAGAAATAATACTATCGTAATCTGAGCTATAACCGAAATCGTCAGAATATGAATCTGCAAAATTTCCTCCTAGTATTTGAAAGCCATTATAAGGAGAAGACCCTCCATCCGAAAGAGAACTAGATAATTTTAGTACTATATCTTTAGCACTGTTTATCATCTCAGTTTTCTCAGCACTAGATATACTGTCTGATGAATCGAATAAGAAACCTAAGTCAAATACACCTGTTTCACAGTCTTCTGATATTGGTGTAGTTGAAGGTGTTATCGATGGTGTAATTGTTATCGATGGTGTTCTAGTTATCGATGGTGTTTTAGAAACACTTGGTGTTCTAGAAGGTGTAGGAGTAGTAGTAGCACAAAGTATTAAAGTTGTAGAAACTACTCCAAATGAATTAGTACCGAAGTAATATTCCAATGGACCGCTCCCACCGTGAGTACTTATTATACTAAAGTATCCTTCCCTAATACTATTGCCACCAACGAGAATAGTATCATCTAATTGTGGATAAGCATTTGAACCATTTGAGGAGTCTTTAAGTAATGTGACACTATACTGGTGTGTTCCACTCCCTGCTACGTTACAAGCGTCTCCTGGATCTGAATCTCCCGGTTTAGTTCTGTCCCAACTAGTAACACTTGTAAATATATCTAAACTTATTTGTGCTCTCGAAGGAGTAGGTGTTACTGTTCTGGTGACAGATATAGAGGGTGTTCTGGTTGGTGTGACTGATATAGAAGGTGTTCTAGTCGGTGTGACTGATATAGAGGGTGTTCTAGTCGGTGTAACAGACTTAGAAGGTGTTTTTGTTCTAGTTGGTGTAACCGTCTTAGAAGGTGTTCTTGTAGTTGATGGTGTTTTAGTTACAGATATAGATGGTGTCCTAGTAACTGATATACTAGGTGTTCTAGATGGTGTAATTGATATACTAGGTGTTCTTGATGGAGTTGGTGAAGTAGTGCTACAAAGTTGTAGTGCTTGAGAAACTGATCCAAATGAATTAGTACCGAAGTAATATTTAACAGGACCGCTTCCACCGTGAGTACTTATTATACTGAAGTATCCTTCTCTAATACTATTGCCACCGACAAGTATAGTGTCGTCTAGTTCAGGATATGCATCTGAACCATTTGAGGAGTCTTTAAGTAATGTTACAGAGTGTTGATATGTAATATCACCAGCTACAAAACAAGCATCTCCTGGATCTGAATCTCCTGGTTTAGTTCTGTCCCAGCTACTAACACTTGTAAATATGTCTAAGCTTATTTGTGCTCTCGAAGGAGTAGGTGTTACTGTCCTAGTAACGGATATAGAAGGTGTTCTAGTCGGTGTAACCGTCTTAGAAGGTGTTCTAGTAGGGGTAACAGTTTTAGAAGGTGTTCTAGTAGGGGTTAAAGATATAGTAGCTGTCGGTGTAGCTGTAGGTGTTGCAGAAGGAGGATAAGCTGTAGAAGATGGTGTAGGTGTTCTAGTTGGAGATGGAGTAGGAAATACTTCATCATCAGTAGTACATAAATCTCCTTCTGTAATAGTTAAACTTGCTCCTGACCCTGCTACTTGAGCTGGATCGTCTCCGGCTGGATCTGAACAAAGCTGTACTGTTGATCCTCCACTAACTGTAACAACAGTGCTAGAAAAGTCATCACATTGTGTATAACCAATACTTACTGGATAACTTTCGTTATTGACTATGGTAAATAAAGTACACTGTACTATTGGCATCTTCTTTTATTATAATTAGTTTTTAATTCAATTTTATATTTGTCATTCTCTACTAAGGGTCACCTAGTCCGCCGCCACCGCCGCCTCCTGGACAATCACCACAATCGTGCCAAGTATCGACTACACCTCCCATGGTAGTTTCCAGTACTGTATATGTATAAGGACCTGTTCCTTCATTTGCTAACTGTCCGTCAGAATCAACTGTAACGGCACTCGTAATATGTCCTACTTTTCCGCTAAACTCTGGTGAAGATAACGTTCCTGTAACATTACTCTCTTGGCTGTCTCCAGCTGTACTACTAGCTCTATATACAACGTCACCGACTCCTGGGTATAGTCTTAAACTACCTGCAGGTTTATAGAACCATCTAACTGAAAGATTAGATGAATCCCATCCTACGCTACATACTCCAGAGTACCCACTACCACCTGTGTCATCACAGACGCCGTTATAAAGGGCTGAACCTGTGCTGTATTCAAACCTTTGTACATGAATACCTTGAGAAGGAGTTACTGATATAGAAGGTGTAGCAGTTGGTGTTACTGATATAGCAGGTTGAGAGCTAGTTGGAGTTATGCTAGGTGTAGCTGTTGGTGAAGGAGATGGTGGTACTGTAACAAAACAGTATCTTTTTCCAGAATATGATACCCCACCTGGGTTATCGTATTTCCAATCATTGTCGTCATTTAATGAATGTTTATATACATCTAGACCACTTCCGCTAAATTCTCCATCATATCTAGTTCTTTCTTTCTCGTGGTAATCGTAATCTAATACACCTACTGGGGCGACTATTTTTTCAGTATAGCTCGCAGTTAAAGGTATATCGAACTCTATATTGTACTTATGTGTAAAAGCTCCTGCTTCACTTCCAGTTATAAATGCTGTATCTATAGAACCAGTGTAGAGTATTGTTTCAAATTCTCCTTTTACTTGTTTTATTTTGTTTCTTTCTAGTAAATGAGGTTTAATGATAAGACCTGTATCAATATTAGATCTTGCTGGAACAAAATCTTTTATCATCTTAAATAGTACGTTGTCGTAATATTTTAAGTACCTTACTAACTCACCGTAATTATGGTTGGCTGATTTACTATTAAAGAATGTATAGGTATACTTTATCGTAGGTGAAGCAGAGTATTGACCTCCTACTCCGTAAAGAGTATTAATTGGTTCTTCTGTGAACACCGATAAAACATTAGCCCCTGTGGTTTCAATAATTTTCACTAGGTTATTATTCTGACCTAATAAGTATCTTCCTTTAAGAGGTACGGTTCCTATTAACCTAGTAAGGGTAGTTCCACTAGGTATTTGAATATATACATTTGCTTTTAGAGTAGTACTATCTACAACTTCTGTAACGGTAGCATACCAAGCTGTAATGTCTGTAGTGTTATAGGCTAATACTAATTCAGCTCCTACTTCTATAGTTACTCCATGAGGATTAAGTATTATAGTTTGATTATTACCTGCATCTACTATTCCGTCTGTTACTACATACTCTTGAGCCCAAATCGGGGAATATACATATCCCGGTGTTGTTGGTACTATTCCTGGAATAGATCCTGTGGCAACATTTATATTTGGGGTGTTTAAGAATTGCTGATAGCCAATCTCTGATCTGTTTCTTAGTAGCAGAACGTCGAAAGAGGGTGTTATAGTGTCTATAGACTGGCTGATTAGTTGTTCATAACTAGAAGAATATGCTTGTCTTGGGTCTCCAATAAGGTTGTCTATATTGAAATTTGCTGCAGCGGCACTCATTATCTGTTGATTCTGTCCATACGTTGGAGAGAATCCTACTTCTATAGAGTGTATGTCATCTGTGTATTGTTCGTCTCTTGATACTATTGAGCTATAGTTAGACAGTGTACTACCAGAGGCTATGCTACCGGTATTGTCTATTTTTATTCTGTCAAAAGAAGAAGATATGAGTACTGATGGTCCAAAATAAGGAGTAGTGTTTCTATTTGTTCCTCCTACTGTTCTTACTTTTAATCCTGTTATTCTCTGTTTATCTATTAGAGAATAGTGAGCCATGTTATTATCTGTAGGTACACCGAATGCAGCTATTAGAGCTTTTAATCCTCTTTCAGTACCTTTAGTTTTAAGTAATAAAGGTAAGTTGTGATATATTCTTTTATTTATATCCCTCTTGTAGTCTTCTAAAGAATCTACATTTACTAATCCTTCTGAACCAGATACTGCAAAAGAGCCGCTTGGGTTAGCTGAATAAGGGCCTGGTGTAGCTAGTGATGCAATAATATTTGAACCGCTTTGTTCGAACTCTATGCTGCTTGAACTATATAACTTTCCGGTAAATGTATTGAATAAATCATCAGTTGATTGAAAGTTATTGTATAGCTTTACTCCAAAGTTCTTAAGTGATTCTTGAACCATGTCTTTGGATATACCATAGTCTCTTCTGTTATCATTGTCGTACTTATCAGATAATGCTTTTGTATATATCCAAATATTATCAAAATGCTGTCCTAGCATATGAGTAAATATAGAATATTTAGAACTATCTGTATCTTCTCTTAGATAATCAGGTATAGTATTTATTAATGATGAATTATTATTTGCATCATAATAGCTTGCTGATAGTAAATTATCTGTAATAAAAGAAGAAGTGGTTGCTCCAGTTGCGTTTATATATGGTTTAGTTTGAGGAGCTGCTTTAGGCCATGATGTCGAACCACTTTGAAAGTATAAATGTCTATCGTAGTGATCAAAGTTCTGTATAACGCTTTCTATTTTATCAGTCCAGTATTTAGTATTACCATCGGTATTTGTAAAACTACTGGCTAAAGAAGAGCTATCTACTCTTAATTGATAAGATTCGATTAAATTTAATTTATATTGAAAGTTTCTTAATCTTTCTTCAGCTGAGCTAAAATGTATAAAGTTAGAAAGATCAGCATAATCTATACTTACTTCAATACCTTTTTCTTTAAAGAGGCTATTTACTTCTCTATATGTGTTATTAGTAGGAAAAGAAAACAGTTCATCTGTATTTAGAAAAGCAGTAGGGTATGAAACACTGTCTGGTTCTTCTAAATTAAAGTTAGGTCCTTTTAAAGTTGGAGGTTTAACTATATCTGGTGTGACAGTAGTCTCAATAGCATATCCGGCACTGTCAGCTACTAGTCTGTCAATAGTGAGTAGTTGCTTAAGTTGATACTGTTGAGGTAGGGGTTCGTATAGTTTTACGACTACAGATTTAAATTTTCTATAGTCTTGAATTTTTATATTAAGACCTATAAGTAGGTCGTTGTTTTTTACGTTTAATCTAAAGTCGTTAAAATAAGAGTCAGAATTGAGATCTTCTATTATACCTCCGGTATAGTCTACTATTTCATCTTCCGTAAGTTGATTAGATAGCAACCTTACCTCTGTTCTGTCTTCTGATATTTCCTGTATAAAGAATTCTCCTCCGGCTTGTTCTTCGCTATAAAGGTTATCTAAAAAATTATATACTAACTTAATACCTCCTAGTTCAAAGCCATTTTCTATAGAGTCTTGTATTGGGTCTAAAGATACTTCTGAAGCTCCTGTTATACCAACTGTTTCGCTGCCTTGTAAAAATTTAAAGTTTCTATGGTCATAAAATGATTCAAGTCTTACGTTATCTTGACCGTATACATGTAACTCAACCTTATCTTCAAAAGGAGTAAAGTTAGTATTAATAGAAAATTGACCAACAGTCTTTAAATCGAATTCTGATAGTTGTTCTAATCCTATTGGATTTACCTGGTATAATTTGTAATCTATCTTTGCCATTTATTATAAAACTCTAGCTATTTGTGCTTTACTGGCACCAAATCTAATTAAACCGTCTCTTATTTCATTTCTCGTTAGTCCCTTTCTTTCAAGTTCTAATTTTCTATTTCTCACTGCTGCCCAAGGTTGATTTTGTTTACCTCTTTTTACTGGTACTATATCTCTTTTTTCTATAGAAGCAACTTCTTGCTTAGGTTTAGGTGTAGGAGCTGCTGGGGTGTTAATTTGTTCTTTTGTTAAGTTTATTTTAGTTTGAAGTGATTTAAGGTTTTCTTCTAGGTCTATACTTTCTGATTTACCTAGTGCTTGTATCATATCATTCTCTGTTTCTATATTCTCTGCATTTTGTTCTAATAATCTCTGTCTAAGATCTGTTATTTCGTCTAATAGAGGTTGAATAGCTTCGTCGTCTGTTTCAAAATTCACTAATTTAGAACTTTCTTTAATTAAAAATTCATGTGAATTAAACTCTCCTTCAGCAGGTATTTCATAAAATAACTTATTATACAGTCTAAAAAACTCTTCTATAGTATCATTATCAACTTCAACTACGTCAACAAAAGATTTAAATGAAGAATCTATCGATTTATCAAATTCATCTTTTTTATATACAGTTCTTGATAACCTTATATTAGCCATTTCTTACTATTTTAAATACGTTATCATTGTCAAAAGTACAAGTATTGCCGTCTATCTCTGACCTTACTAAAATTCTATAGTACCTTTCTGGTTGGAGTCCGTTCATAAATAGATCTAAATACGGTCCTGAGCTATCACAACTAATTTTACTGTAACTAGAGTTAAAAGGAATGACTAAGTCTTCTGTAAATTCATCTTTAAGAGCGTATACTGAACCACTATTTAGCGCATAGTTAGTTTTATATATACTTCCGGTAGTAAAAGTTCTAGTTGGGTATTTAGGTCTAGCGTGTAATCTAAATCTTTGCTTACCTACGTCTGGGTATTTACCGCTGTTATTAGTAATCTGTACATGTGATATTGGATTAGACAGTACGCTAAGGCTACCAGTTACATAGCTTTGATCATCCCAGGTAAATGTAAGAGAAGGGGGATATATTGTATTAGTGTTAGCACTAAAGAATTTATGTCTTATAGATGAAGATAGGTTAAATTCTATACTATCATGAAACTTAAGAATAAATCCATTGTTAGCTAGAGTACCGCTATAATGCATATGTACAGCGTTAGTAACGTCCATAAGTACATCTACGTTATCATTTGTTTCGTAGCTTTGAGATGACTCTAGGTTAATACCGTTGGAGCCTGTATACCAGTTACCTCCGCCGGGGTAAGTGCTATTATATGAACCTGTTGTACCTGCATCAAAAGCAGGAGAGAGTTTCCAAGGGATTTGAGCGTTAGGTTTAGTAAATTGCCATGATACACCTGATTGATCGGCTGAACCTGTAAAGAGATCATCAGCATATTTACCTATACCTCCGTCCCAGTACATACTAACCGGATAACATTCTATTGAGTGGGATACCGGTGTTTCATAAGCTGATGCTATAAACATTTCTATACTAGCAGTAAAGAGGTTAGAACCTATCTTACTGTTAATAACAGATTGTATTTCAGTATCTTTAAAGTGTATTAGCGATCTAGCTGTTTGTCCTATCTCTTGTATCGGGTAACCTCCTATCTCTAACATTTCATCATATCCAGCGTTAGCTGTTGATACTTCAGTAAAGATAAAAGAATCTTTGTCGGGAAAAATTTTATATACTGCCATTTTAAATATTTATTACTCTTCCTTGAATATCTTGTTTTGGATACTTAACTTCAAATATACAAGGATCATAAGAAGGATATACTACATTGTCTCTAGTAGCTCCTTTTACATCATACGCATATTCTGAGTAGTTACCTCCTTGTTTGTTATCGATCTCTATTTTTTGTACTGTCTGAACACCTTCTACTTTATCTAGTAGGGTAAATATTTCAGATAAATTAATAGGTTGATTGATGTTTCTTTTATTGATCTTAAAATAATCTGCTATAGAATTATTACAATTAAGAAGTACGTCTCTACTTGCATAAGAAGGACGAGTTATTATTTCGTACTTAACACCTATATTTACTACAAACGCATCTTTTATATTTATACTATCTGATAGTATCATATAATTTTGAAGATACATTTTAAGATTAGTTTTTAGGGTAGTTGTAGCATTAACTAAATTACTATTATTATTGTAAGCTAATACATATAAAGATAAAGCTAGTGGATTATTATCTAATATAGCATCCGTATTATTAGAATTAGTAAGCTGGTCTTGTATTACATAAGCTTTAGCTATACTTCCATACTGGCTTGGTAGAGATAAAGCTCTTACTGTATAATCCTGTAGTGTTACAGCTCTGTTCTGTTCGTTGAATGCTCTCAAAGAATTTTCTCTTAATTCTTCTATAGTGTCTCCATCTCTTCCTCCGGTAGCAGCAATCTCATTAGTAAAAGTTAAATCATTAAGATTGGTTCCTGCTACGGTCGCTGATGTAAGAGTATTAGCAGGTACGTTGGCATCTACACCTCCTCCTTTAAGGTAGGTGATAAATATCTGTGCACCTTGATCTGGTGCTACACCGTATGCTTTACTATAAGTGAAGTTAGAAGGATCATAAGACTTATCTACTGTTCCTTTACCATCGTAGTTAAGAGATCCTTGATTAGTTGCATTTCCTACATTACTAGCATCTGGTAATATTGCTGAATCATCTTGTTCGATTGATCCTGCTCCAAATTGTATATCTAAGTTTCCATTAGCTCTAAACCTACTAACAAATCTTCTAGGTACTTTTTTTAATGCTAATACATACGGAACATCTGAAGAGTCTGATGAGCTATTGCTTTCGTCTAAAAATATAGTGTCTTGACCTAAGAAAGGTACTTCGAAATACTCATACCCATTAGATTCTTGTACTTTAAGTATTTGAACTATATCATTATCTGATAAGGTAATAGTTTTAAACTTTTGTGGAGTGTCTTCTATCGTGAATGCTTTCTGTTCTATTTTACCGGATATAGCTTTTGCTTTCTTTATAAGGTTAAATTTAGTAGGTCTATTGCTTGAATCCAAAGAGTTAATTGTAACTACTGTAGGATCGTAGGAACTACTAAAGTTGAAATCTATAGGTTTTGGTACATAGAATCTTGTGTTAGACTTATCTGTTGATGTTAATGATGCTTGAGAGTTAATCTTTGCAGCTTGAGTAAAGTCAGGAGCATAGCTTCCGTTAGCGTCAACTACTTGAGTTACTGTAATCTCTGTTTCTGCTATACCGGTAACTCTTGGTTTATAGCCCATCATATAGGCTAGGTTAAATAAGTTTTTTGGGTCTTTAGCGTGAGTAAGAAAAGTTTCTTGCAGTTGAGTATCTTGATAGAATGCTAATACATCTCCGACATATGCAGCCATTTCCATAAACATCATTCCAGGTGATGTAGGAGAAAAGTCATTATATGTATCAGGAAAGTATGATTTAGAAAATTCTACCAGTTGATCTCTAAAGTCATCAAACTCTCTGTTTATATACTTGATATTTCTAGTTTGTGCCATTATTCGATATTAATTAGTATTTCATCTTCTATATTTTGATTAGCAATAGCATATCTTAAAAAGAAGCTTATTATATTTGTATCTGGATCAGATAGTACTTCTACCTTAGTAGGAATTATAGTAGGAAAAAAAGAAGTAATATTGTTAGCAATATCTTCTTTAATATCTTCTAACTGTTCATTATTTATATTCTCAAACAAAAGACCTCTAATGCCTGCTCCAAAGGTAGGGTTAAGGGGTCTTTCACCTTTATTAGTCAAAAGGTAATTGATTAAGTTAACTTTAAGAGCATCTTTAGATTGATATGTAGAATTAAAAACCGCATCACCTGAGAAAGGTAGGTCCACACCTATAGCTTTTCTAGGTTGTCTATCTAAGGGGTTTATTTTTCTTACATTTAGTGCCATTAGCCTAATCTATTCTTATCTTTCTCTAATGACTTATCGTATATAGCTTTTGCTTTACCGACAAAGTCTAGTTTACTTATATCTATACCGGGCATAGGTCCAGAACTTTCTGTTAATCCCATGCTAGTAGCTACATTAGAAGCAAAGTTTGGTTTCTTAACCATAGAAGAATCAGCGTTAACTACATTTTTATAGTCTTCGCCGGTCATTTCTTGTTTAGTCATATTTAACATCTCTTCTAAAGGAATTGTACCAGAGTTCATTCTACCGGTTGACCATGTTCTTTTAAGATCCTTTTGCTTTATTGCTTTGTACTCTTGTGTTGATGGTGAACTTGCTGCTTTAACAGCTTCGTTTAGCATCTCTTGTAACTCATCCTTTACGGCAGATCTTACCTCTTCGCGGATGATTTTTCTTAGTTGATCTAGTTTCATATTAATAAATAGTATGTTTATGGAAGTTGATTGTCTATTCTGAATTTTAATTCTTCTATGAGTACATTACTGTCGCTTGCAAAGGATAATGGTCCTTTTAAAACAGGTACTCCTCTTTTATCTATAGCTATTGCTCTACGTTGAGGTGCTATAGCAGGAGAATCTGGGTCAGTAACTACCTTGATCGTATATATTGATCCATTTAATGAGGTATATTCAACTGGTTTATCAGTTTCTTTATTAGCTACTGCGTTCAGCATTCCTAATCTTTCTTCCTTATTCAAGTTAGGGTTCTGTGAACATCTATTCAGAAGTGCATTTATAAGTTCGAGTTGAGCTTGAATGGGAATAAAAACAAGATTAAAGTTTTTTAGTATTTCATTTATATTGTCATTCTTCTCTTCTATAAGTTCAACTATTTCAGTAATTTTTTTTAGTTTAGCTGCTCTTGTTATTAATAGAGACATGTTTACAGCAAACAAGTGTCCACCGGCAGGACCTGGCGGTACACCGAAAGCAGTTGGTATGTTAAAGTGGGCGATGATATTAATAATTATCTTAGCTGCATCTATAGCTATTTTAAGTTGATCAGATATTTTTTCTACTTTTTTAGCTCGTCTACCTGCTTTAGCTATTTGCTTATTTATCTTGTCTGTAGTAGCTAACATCTTAACTATAACCTCTTGAGGAGGGCATTGCTGTCTTAGGTAATCTAATATCTCTGTTATTTTCTTTTCGGCAAACTCTCTTATGAGTATTTCTGCGTATGTAAGAAGTTCTGCAGATATTTTATCTACGTTTATTTTCGGTGTTTTAAGTCCAAAATGTGGCATAGTTAAAATTTATTAGAATCCTTATTAGTTACTATATTATTAGAATGTACAAATACCTTATCAGATTTGATTCTAGATGGTCCGCTATTGTTTAGAAACCCTCTTAGAGTTTTAACTCTAGACTTAAGGCTCATGCTAGCTGATTTCATAATAGGTACTACATTACCGGGAGCTTTAAGCTTATTAAAACTATTAGCTAATCTATTTAATTCATCAAGTAAGCTAGTTAAAAAGTCATCTAGCTGATGTCCGAGTACTGCTGGTTCTGGGGTACCTTCTTGAGTGTCTGCTATCATACTATTGTCACCTAAGTAAATTTTCTTAGCATCTAAACTGATATACTCTTCTCCATCTAGGTTTATATCGTTACTTGAAACAGTAAAACTATCCTTAGATGTAAATACTATATCTTCTTCTTTTGCATTGAATACTAATCTACCAGAGTTTATAAGAATTTGATTACCTCTATATTTGTCTGTATGTATGGTTTTTACTACATTAGAGTTAAGCTTTATTCTTGATTGTTTAAGAGGAACAAGATGGTCACTAACTAAATATATGCTCGATTTGTCTTTATTTATATCTTCTGCTATAGGAAGTAGAGAGTCGGTATTAGATTCTCTGCCATTAGAAAGTATAGTATAAGGTTTACCGTCGTTATCTTTGTCTGTGATTATACTCTTGGTTCCTTTATAACCACCAAACCTTAGTGAGTTACCAAGTCTACTATCTATAATAGTATCTCCAGAATTCGGGTAAAGAGGATTAATACTTAATTCTTCAATATCCTCTCCTAAGTCAGTATTTACTACTTCTTGTGAATCCCCTACTGGTAAAGAGTTATGGTTAACAGCATTCCAACCAGATACAACTCTTCCGTAGTATGTTTTATATTCACTATCGCTTCTTTCTTCATCATCTCTCGGTCCTCCTATAATTTCTACTACCTCTCCTTTAAGGGGAAATGTCACTATGGTTGAATCGTAAGGATATGCCATAAAGAGATTAGATGGGTCTTCAGAAAAATTATCCGCATCAAATATATTATACCTTATTACACCTACAGTTTTATGAATACTATAGTCAGGGTGCTGTTCATCTAGTACAATATCGTATACTCTACCTAACTTAACGCTAATGTTAGGAGAAAAATTAGTTTGTGATTTTTGTGGAAATAAACTAAAGTACATCTTCGCCTTCTTCTGGTGTTTCTACTTCTTCTACTTCTTGATCTAGTGCTTCCTGTTCTTCGAGTAAGTCTTGTAAATCAGAAAAATCAAACTCTCCATCGTCTCCTTTAGCTTGCGCTGTTTCTATACGTTGAATCACTGTGGCTAACTTGATTAAATGTTCATCATTTCTTACTCCTATCTCCATATATTCTTTTATCATAGGAACGATAAGAGTAGCATCTCCTATATTCTCTATAAGAGGTTTAAGCTCTCCAATTAAACCTTTAACCTGGCCTTTAGTCTCTTTAGAGTTATCGTAGATTTCACCGAAGAGGTCAGATAACGTTTTTCCGTTAAAAATTTCTTTATCTAAGCTCATAGTATTTTATTATAAATATCACTGAGGATACTATTGAGCCTTAGTTAAGTAACCTAAGTCGTAAAGCTGTTGGTATTTAGCCTTAAAGTCTTCTTTTAAAACTGTGATTACTTTTGTTAATTTAGGTGTATCACAATCAGTCATTTCTCTTATATAAATGTAGAGAGCTTTCTTTTTGAATATATCTAAATCGTTTCTTGTTTTGAATATAGTTAATACAGCATCTGCTATCTTTTTATCTTCATTTTTTATAAACATTTCGTCTAAATCTTCATAACATTCAAATACCCATTCGTCTATAAACTTAGAAAGTGTTTTAGCAGATGGAGAATGCATTCCAGGTTCATCATCGTAGGATTCTTCTATATCTTGAAAGTTTCCTATCTTCTTTAGCTTCTTATAGTTCTTGTTATTGTAGTTTATTAACCACCTTTTGACTATAGTACCAAAGTACGAGTATGCTTTAGCACCATTAGTGGGATCGAACTTCATGATCTTCTCTTCTAATAAGACAGACACTAGTTCATGCTTTAAATCCTCTATTTTATCAACATCTGTGTAATAAAACTTAAACGTATGTATGATATTTTCGGATAACTTGTAAAAAGGTAGGTAAATGTGATCTGTAAATATTTTATTTCTGTATTCCTGATCAGTAGATTGATTATACCTTACTATGTATTCTTCTGTTTCCTTAGTAAAGTAATTAGCTTTCGCTCGTTTCCTTGCCATAATTTTGGGGGAGCATATAATCGTTTAGTTGCTCCTGAACTTCTTTCATTTGGTTAAAAAATTCACCAACTTCATCATCTGACTGAAA